ATAGTGTGTGTTGGTGGAATCAAATGTGGTATACCCGCACCAAATGGTGGAATACCAGGAGTCATTGATGCATCTTTGGCAGTAAAAGCACCACTTGGTGGGTTTTTAATGGTTAGAGATTTTGGTGGATTTTTGATGTCATTGAGATTAAAATATAATAAACACTACCATAAGAATAAAGCTGGTCCAACTACACCACCATTTTTTCCAGATCCTCCTATGGGAAGTGGTTCTTCTGCTGGTGGGGCGGCCGCTGGAGGTGCAGCAGGCGCAGCAGGAACAGCAGGTTCTTCTGGATTTTCTGGAGTAACTGTTTCAGCTTAAAAATATAATGGAGAAATAAAATGGCAAATACTGTGTTTGGACGATTAGGATATAATTTTGATTCAGTTAATTTTGAAGGTGCGGATCAACTTTTAGATGGAGCAAAGAAAAATTTAGAAATACAAAAAAACAGTTTGTATACTTGGCAATATAGAGATGTTGCGGATTCAACTGCTATTAGAAGTAGATATTATAGAAATCCCACAGCAAATCTTTATATCACATTACGCAATACTGCAAATTCAATTACTTTATTGGCACAAAATCTTTCATTATCGAATATCGCCACACAAGCAAATAATTTTATTCTTGAGTTAGATAGATTCAAATCACACACTGATAATATCTCTGGTGTAATTGACACGACTGCCGATGGATTTACTGTGGATGCAGACATACCTGAGTATGAATCCGCTATGGGAGTAGGAGAAACATTAGTCCAAATTCTTTATGCTGCCGATAATGTGGCAAATACAGTTGGAGCATTGGGCAGTTTTACTAGTTTATATATTAACAATCAATTAACATCGAATGCGTCAATACTTGCCAATGCTTACGCCTCATTGAATTCATCAATAATAGTTAGTGGATTTCCAGTAACTCAATCGTCTAATTTGGGTGGTTTGGCACTGGAAACAATCAACTCATATATTTCTATTGCTAATACGATGATTGCTACTCGTAGATTACATGATTGGAATTTTTTTAAAAAAGCAAACGAAATTGCCAGAGATATGGGAACAGTTTCACAGTTTAACAATATGGGTAAAATGAAATCACATCTTGTTTATTATAAAGTAGGAACAGATGGATTGATAGCAAATGTGTCAGCACCCATATACCACGATTCAAACACAGGTATTTTTCCCACATAAATGGATAAATAGCATATGGCCACAGTTACAACAGATGTAGTACGAGATTTTAAGGATTTGGACTTATCGTTCATTGTCCATCCTGTCAAAAAGGATATTAATAAACATGTCGGTGTCAAGGCAGTTATTAATTCGATAAAAAATCTAGTGCTCACCAATCACTACGAAAAACCATTCCAACCAGAAATAGGTTCGAATGTTCGTAAACTATTGTTTGAACATCTTGATCCTATAACGGCAATCGCTCTACAGAGAGAAATATATCAAGTCATAAAAAATTATGAACCGAGAGCTATTTCTAATTCCGAAGAAGATATTCAAGTCATTGTCAAACCCGACTATGATAAAAATGCTTTTTCAGTGGAAGTATATTTTAAAGTTATTAATCAATCACTACCAATTACAATCACTTTTTTCCTTGAACGGAATCGATAAATGGCTGCTCGTTTACAAATTACAGACCTTGATTTTGATACAATCAAAACTAACTTAAAAAATTATTTAAAACAACAATCAGAGTTTACAGACTATGACTTCGAGGGTGCTGGTCTAAATGTTTTACTAGACATTCTGGCATATAATACACACTATAACGCATACTATTTAAACATGGTTGCGAATGAATCCTTTTTGGATACGGCAATCACTCGTGCTGCTGTAGTGTCACACGCCAAGACACTCAATTATGTTCCCTATTCAATTACTGCTCCAAAAGCAACAATAAACGTATCTGTTGAAACTGCGACATCCGTTGATGGGACTGCAACTATCCCACGTGGTTTTGCCTTTTATTCTGAGGCAATTGATAATCGTTCATATAATTTCGTAACTATTGAAGACGTAACTGTTTCCAAAACAGGAACACAATATGTTTTTGAAAATATTGATATCTATGAAGGTCAGTATGCAACGTTCAGTCAAGTTTATGATTCAGCATCAAATCCAAAATCTGTGTTTGTGATACCAAACCAAAATGTTGATACCAGAACACTTAAAGTTACTGTTAATCCTAATGTAGCAAATACAACGAGTTTTACTTATAGTAAAGTAACAGACATCCTTGATGTAACGGCATCGTCACTAGTTTATTTTTTAAATGAAGGACTTGATGGAAAATACCAAATTAGTTTTGGTGACGGCGTAATAGGAGAAGCATTACTGGATGGTTCAGTTATAACTGTTAATTATTTGATTACTTCTGGCACAGCCGCAAATAAAGCAAATTCATTTATAAGTTCAGCATTTATAGGTGGTTATTCCAACATAATTACATCTTTAGTATCAACTGCTTCTGGTGGTTCTTTTCGAGAAGATTTAGACTCAATTAAGTTTTCTACCGCATCACAATTTGCTACACAGAATAGATTGGTAACATTTAAAGATTATGAAACATATATTTTACAAAACTATACTTCTTTAGATTCCATTTCTGTTTGGGGTGGGGAGGATGAAGAAAAACCAGTTTATGGTAAAGTGTTTATTTCTTTAAAACCAAAAGCAAATTATTATATTTCAGAAGCAGAAAAACAAAGAATTATCGATGAGGTTATAAAACCCAAAGCAATTGTTACCACTGATGTAATTATTCGTGATCCTGAATACTTGTATATACTTTTGGAAAATACGGTTAGATATGACCCAAGAAAAACAACTTTGACTGAAGGACTTCTTAAAGAGAATATACGAACTGCAATTATAAATTATAACAATGTTTATTTGAATAAATTTTCCTCCAAGTTTGTGTTATCCAAACTTCAAAAAACTATTGATAACACGGAATTAAATTCGTTTTTTGGTTCACAATCAACTGTTCGTGTTCAAAAAAGATTACTTCCTTCTTTGATCTCCGAGAAACCATACACAGTTAATTTCAATGTTCCACTTTTTAGGGGAACTATTGGTAATAAATTAACTTCTACTTTTTTCACGACTTTGGAAAATGGTGTTGAAAGACAAGTTCAATTTGAAGAAGTTCCTCAATCGTTTTCGGGGATATCCTATGTTGAAGTTTTAAATCCAGGTATTGATTATACTTCCCCTCCAACTATAACTATTACAGGTGACGGTATTGGAGCAGAAGCGTATGCTGTATTAGTCAATGGAAAAATTTCTAAAATAGAGATATCCAATCGTGGTATTGATTATACACGTGCTATTATTACTATTTCTGGTGGTGGAGGATATGGTGCATCTGCTATTCCAGTGATTGACTCAAGAACAGGAACTTTACGAACAGTTTATTATAATCAATTCTCCGAAAGACAAATTGTTAATTCAAATGCGGGTACTATTGATTATAATCTCGGAACATTAAAAATTAATGATATTAGAATTCTATCCGTAGTTTCAACTGATGGATTTATTCGTTTTACTATAGAATCCGAGAATACGGTAATTAAAACCAATAGAAATACTATTGTAACAATTGATGATACTGACCCAACTGCTATTTCAACTGTATTAATTGTTGAACAATAATGAGCGATCTAAAAACTTCGGTTCTTATAAATCGACAAATTCCTGAGTATATTAGGGAAGAGTATCCTACGTTTATTGCATTTGTTGAAGCATACTATGAGTTTCTTGAAAATAAACAAGGAACAAATAATAATGATTTGACTAGTAAAGCAAAAGATTTAAGAACTAATTTTGATGTTGATGCATCAATTAATCAGTTTGAGGATAACTTTTTTAACACCTATGCCAATCTATTGCCACGTGATGTATCAGTGGATAAAGCGACATTGATAAAAAATGTCTTACCATTGTATCTCTCTAAAGGTTCGGAAAAATCTTTTAAGTTTTTATTCAGAATGTTATTCGATGAAGAGTTGGATATCATTTATCCAAAGAATAATGTTCTTCGTGCTTCTGCTGGTAATTGGGTAGTAGATAACAAACTTCGTGTTAATCAAGATATAGCAACTGTTTATACATGTAACGGAACAGTCAAAACATTTATACTGGCACAATTCTCAACTCTTAATGACATTACCGTTTATGTCAATGATGTAGTTCAATCATCGGGTTTTTCACTACGCAGAGAGTATCGTAAGATTATATTTGACACTCCACCCGCAAGTGGGTCAGTTGTCAAGATTGTTTATCAAGCATTCAATATCGACCTATTAAACAATAGAAAAATAACAGGAGCATCTTCGGGTGCTACTGCTATTGTGGAAAGATCGTCACGAAGAATTATTACTGACCAATTGAACTTGGGTCTTCCAATCGAATTAGTCATCAGCACAAAAACTTTGTTCGGTAACTTTCAAAATGGTGAAGTTGTAAATACGGACATTATAGATTCGAATGGTGTTTTGATTTCTGTTCAAGCCACTACATTTTCTATTATTAGAAGAATCAATATAATAGAGGGTGGCAACAGTTACAATGTTGGTGATGTTGTGGTGGTTAGTGGTGGAGGTTCAACTCTTGATGCTACTGCTATTATCGATGATGTCTTTGAAGGTTATATCGATAACATCAATATCAATAGTGGTGGTGCGGTATTTACTGATGCGTCAGGTATCAATGTTTCTGGAAATGCTTCTGCTTTTCTAAGTCTTGTGGTTGATGGTATTGATGTATCTGGTGCTAACGCAGGAAATGTTTATTCCGTATCTACTGATACAATTTCTGATTTTCCTGGATTGAGCATCTTAGCCACCAATTATGGTTTCACTGGACAGAAAGTTGCTAACTCGAATTCTACAACACGAATATCTGATGCTCTGACATTCCAGAACCTAACCGTTGGTCCGATTTCAAATGTAAAGATTCTTTTGTCAACCACTCCAACAACTGTAACACCAGTGCTTGATGCTGTCGGTGCTGCTTATCAAGTAGCAAATAATACGGTTACTCATACGGCAAGAGGATTTGGTTCGATTGGTCGATTCAAAATAAATTCTGGTGGTTCGGGATATGTTCCAGGTGATGAAATAGTATTTGGACCTAATCCTCGAATGTCTTTTGGAGCAGGAGCTGCTGCCGTAGTTTCTCGCACAAGTGCTACAGGTGCCATCACTCGTATTGAAGTTCAACCCCCAAGAATTGCTGGAACTGCGAATATTGTTTCTACCAATGCCTACGTCACAGGAACAGGAACATTTTTCGGCAGTGAGTTAAAAGTCAATGATAGGGTTGTTATTAATAACGAATCTCGTTTTGTTGACACAATTTATTCCGACACTTCGATGCGTGTCAATGCTGTTTTTTTAACCACTGCGACAAATAGAAATATTGGACTGTATGATAAACTGCCTTTGGGTGGTATAAATTATGTGGCTAACAGTTTTCCCGCAGTAACTGTTTCTTCAAATATTGGCACTTCTGCTAATATTGAAATATTCTGTTTGGCATCTGATGGTGAGCAATTATCTGCTGCTAATTCGGTTGCTCAACCAGGATCAATTTTAAGTGTTAGGATTATTAATCCTGGTTCGGGATATGAATACTTGCCAATTGTAGACTTATCAGGTAAGGGTAGTGGAACTGCCACTGCTAATGCTGAGATTGAAAGATCATATCTGGCAACCGAAGGGAGATGGACAAGTACCGAATCCATTCTGTCTGCTGCTGACCGTAGATTGGCGGGTTCAAATTATTACATTGATTATTCCTATGTAACTTCTTCGACTGTTGAATTTACCAAGTATAAAAAGATATTAAAGGAGTTGTTACATCCAGTTGGATTCATCAACTATGCAAATTACAATAGGACTAGTGAGATTGTTGGAAACACTATTGATACCGCAAATGCTAGTTTCCTGACCATTTCAGGTAGGGTGAATGTCAATTCATCTATCTATGTAACTGGAATAAATACTCGTTTCAACATAGCAAATACTAGAGGTATTCTGACCATTGGTTCGTATATTTCGGTTAATAATCAGATTAGAACCATCAACTCTATTCAAAGTAATACAGTCTTGACGGTATCGAGTCCATTTACTCAATACGCAAATTACCAAACAATTTTCATTTCAACCACAAGTTCTTGATAAATAGAGATTATGCCTACAACAGTAACAACTAAAAAATTAGCATTTAATGCTGCCGAGCAGTTCAAAGAGAGCTTTACTGAAGCAGCACCTACTATTGGTTATGTTTTTGTAGGCAATCATTTGGCGTATGCGAATGAATTGTCTCCCAATTCTATAGTTGATACCATTGTTGATGAGAAGGATGTGTGGGATAATATGATGGCTGCCAAACGAATTACTGGCAATGATGTTGAACTGGTCATCCCCAAAGTAACATGGACTGCCAATACAAAGTATCGTCAATATGATGATACTATTACAGTATCAGATTTGCTTTCTTCGAATACCACACAAAATCTAAAACCAATATATGCGTTTACATCGGCACGTAATGTCTACAAGTGCTTATCGAATAATGCTTCTGCAAACTCGACAGTAGAACCCACTGGTGACTACACATCATCAAATGGTAATATCGCAACTGCTGATGGGTATATTTGGAAGTACATGTATAATCTTAAACCTTCCAATAAATTTTTGTCAGATGCCTGGATTCCAGCACCAGCATCCACTAGACAATTGGATTATGGAGTTAATGACATTGGAGTTATTGATGGTGAATTGACTACTATTGTTGTGGTCGATAAAGGTTCGGCATACTTTCACAATAATGTCACCGTAGTATCATATGCTACAGGATGCACTATCTTAACTCTTGCCAACACAACAAATGTAGTGGCAAATATGGCAGTTTCTGGTTTGGGTATTCCTGCTCAGACTTACATCTATTCATTAGACATTCCAAATAATAAAATAACTTTATCACGTGCTGTTACCTCTAATGGTGGTGGAAGTGCTGCTAATCAATTGTCTATAACAACTAGAATTTATATTGATGGTGATGGTATTGGTGCAGTTGCCACACCATTTCTCTCAGGTTCGACCACTGGAAATATATCTAAAGTTACAATAACAACAATTGGAACTGGATACAGTCATGCTAATGCATATGTGTATGGAACAGGCACTGGTGCTAATACTGCCAATGTTCGATGTATTGTGTCTCCAAAATTTGGACATGCGTATAATCCAGCCAAAGAATTAGGTGGTTCAAACTTAATGGTATCGTCGAGGATTGGTGAGATTGATTCTACTGAACTCGGTAAAATCTCTGCTAATACTACATTCAGACAATTCGGCATTGTAATAAACCCTCATAAATATGGAGAATCTTCTGTTGTCACAAATGCAAATGCTAATTCTTTCATTTCCCAAACAACAGACTTGACAATTGTTTCTGGTGCATCGTATGCATTAGATGAATATGTTTATCAGGGAGTAGCAGCAAATAATGCCAGTGCCTACGGACATGTTATAGATCAATCTACTAATACTATTAAATTGACTCGTGTGCAAGGAATTTTTACAACTGGTCTTTCTTTAACGGGAGCAAACTCTGGTACATCCAGAATTGTTGTTCGTGGTTCTAATCCTGAATTTGAACCATACACTGGTGATGTTCTGTATACGGAGAACGCATTAAAAACGACTCGCACAGAGGGTCAAGCAGAAAATATAAAACTCATTGTTAGATTTTAAAGGTTAGTTAATGGCTATTAATACAAATTTTAATATAGACCCCTATTATGATGATTTCGATGATGCGAAGAATTATCATCGCATACTCTTCAAACCTGGATATGCTGTACAGGCACGTGAACTAACTCAACAACAAACAATCCTACAAGACCAAATTAATAAGTTTGGTGATTATATTTTTCAATCTGGTTCGATAGTCACTGGTGGTAAAAACAACTTTCAGACTGTTCAATATATTAATGTTGCTTCGACTTATTCTTCAACTGATATTGCTGCTATAAATTTCGAAGGCAAAATTATTCAGAATGAAGCAAATACGAAACGAGCATATGTAATTAAAAGTTACGATTCAGTTACAGCAAATGGACAACCCATCACTCTAATTGTTAATCAAATATTTGGCAGCCCATTTGGAAACACAGAAACATTCTACACACCAAATACTGATGTAGAATCAATTACTTACTATGCAAATACAACTTCAAATGGTGCAATGGGTAATTGCCAAGCATGGTCTGTTACTGCTGGTGTTTATTACTATGGTGGATACTTCATTACGACTCAAGATTCTTCAGTCGCTATTAACAAATATAGCACAACTGGAAATGCATTAATTGGTTACGATGTCACTGAAACCATTGTTAATAATAGTCAAGATACTTCGTTGCTTGATCCTGCTCAAGATGCATCAAACTTTCAAGCACCAGGTGCCGACCGTTTTAATATTGAACTGACTTTAAATACTCGTCCTGTTGACAGCACTGATAAGACACAGTTTATTGAAATCGCAAGAGTTATTAATGGACAATTGATTTCATCCGTAGAAACTCCAATATGGGGTAAGATTGAAGAAACGATTGCTCGTAGAACCTTCGATGAATCGGGTGATTATATCGTCAGACAATTTGATGTTGGATTGGATACCAATGCAAGTAATACTGCACAATTGAATATTACTCTATCTCCTGGTAAAGCCTATGTTAAAGGGTATGAGTTCAGCACGATATCGTCAACAATACTAACTGTTCCCAAACCACGAACCAAAGCAAATGTTGATAATAAGAGATTGAGTTCAAGTTATGGTGGATACATCTATGCCAATAACTTGTTCAACACCCTCCCAACCAATCTGTATGGAACGGTAGATATTCATTGCGTTGATGCAGCATCAATTAATACTAGTAATACTCTTCTTCTGGCAAATACAAAAATTGGAACTGCCAAAATTAAAGCGATGTCGTTTGATTCAACATCAAATGCATCAAATGGTGGTGCTTTTGTCTATGCAGTTTATGTTGCTGACATCAATACTGGTTCATTATTCGATGCCACAACATCCAACTCTGGTGGATATGCTATTGCTGCTGCTGGCAATACCACAACATTCACATTACCTGGATTTTTTTCAACAACAGACCAAGCATATCAGGGCGCAATAATTAGAATGACATCTGGTCCTGGTTCTACGGATGGAACTAGAAAGATTGCTTCGTATGAAGGTGCTACTCGTAATATAGTTGTTGATACTGCTTTCTCTGCTGCAATCAATACACAATCTCGTTTTGTAATTGATTTTGATTTTGGTCAGGCAGAATCTTTAGCAGTTTATTCTGGAACTACACGTGTCGCTGGTGCTAATGTGCATGTGTATTCTAAAGATGTAGCATCATTGTATACACCAGCATACGTTTCAGAACCACAATTTGAATCTATGATTTTTGATTTAGGTGATTCAAATGTTTCAGACAATTCTACTTCATTCTTTAATTATGAGTATGAGAGATTGTATCAGGGAGTGTCTTTGGCTGCTGGTGTTACAACAGCACTCACTGTTGGTTCGGGTGAAACTCTCGTAACAGCAACAACCAATACTGCCAAATCGGAATTCTATACATTAGTGTGTACCGCAGCAGGAACTAATTCTGGACCTGATGGTGGATATAAAGTAGGTCAATTAGTTCCTTCGGGACAATTTACTGTAGATACAACAGCACGAACTATCTCTGTGTTCGGTGGTGGTAACATGACTGTCAATCTATACGCTACAATTAGTTCAACCAATCCGACATCAAAAACCAAAACATACATTCGTGCAAATACTGCTGTTCAGACTCAGGTTGTTGCTAACTCAGTTTTTGGTTCGAGCAATACTTCGGCATATGTGTTCATTCCACATGGACAAACTCATATTGCACAAAGATTAGTCAACAAAACTCCTGGTGTGGATCAGACTTTATATGTAACTGATATACACTGTATCAATGCTATTTTTGATTATAGTAATACAGAAATCACCACAGCAAATTCTGGTTCGGCAATCAATGTAACATCACGTTATGCGTTGGTCACTGGACAAAAAGATTCCTATTACGATTGGGGTGCAATTAGATTACTTCCTGGACAAACTGCACCAGTTGGTCCTCTGCTAGTTCGTTACAATAGATTTACATCATCGGGTGCTGGTTTCTTCAATGTGGATTCGTATACACGATTGGGTGACGGTAATTATACCTACGGTGAAATCCCACAATACTCATCGAAAACTGGTGGGAGATTATCTCTTAGAAATTCTTTAGACTTTAGACCAGTTCGTCAAGATGGAACAACTGTATACTCAGCAAATAACTTTGTGTTTGATGTCAACGAAACTACAACTGGACCAAAAGTTCCTTTGAATACTAGTGACTTTATTATAAGTTACAGTTACTATCTGCCACGTGTTGATAGAGTTGTTCTCACTACAGATAGAAAACTTCAAGTGTTGCCTGGCATTCCAGGAGTTAATCCTGTTGCTCCAGTAGAACCTAAAGATGCAATGACTCTTTATGTTTTAAATTATCCTGCATACTTACAGTATCCATTCACAACACAAATTCAACGTCTTCGTAATAAACGATATACGATGAAGGACATTGGTGGATTGGAAAAACGTATTGAAAATCTGGAGTATTATACATCCCTATCATTGCTTGAGATAGCAACGATGGGTAAACAAGATTTGTCCATTCTTGATTCACAAAACTTACCACGATTCAAAAATGGTATTGTTGTTGATTCATTTGTAGATAAATCGGTTGCTGAAGTAACTGGTCGTGATTTTGCTGCTGCTATTGATATCGTTAATAATGAAGCACGTGGTTCGTATAATATCACATCGATTGGAGTTTTCTCGAATACCGATACTGCAAATACTACAGCAGTAAATGATGTTAATGTTGAATACAGTGGACCGATGATAACATGTTCTTCTACTACTGAAACTTGGTTGTCTCAACCATTGGCATCCAAAACAATTAATGTCAATCCATTTAACTTTATTAACTATCTTGGTAAACTAAATCTTTTTCCTTCATCTGATGTTTGGAATTCACAAACAAGAGTTGAATCTCAAGTTGTTGATTTAACTGGTGGGTCAGCAGCAGCAGATGCATGGTCATCAATTCAAAGCACATCGTGGGGTGCATGGCAAACCACATGGACAGGTGTAGAAACTAATGTAATTCCTGGAACTGAAAGAACAACATCAGCTAGACAACAGATTAGTAAAGCAGAAGCAGTTTCAAAAGGTATAGATCAAAAAGCTGGTAAGGGAAGCAGGTCTAGGTTTTCTGAGGAAACTCTTACAACTACTTCTGCATCATTGGAGACTATAACTACAAATGAAGCACGTTCAGGTATTCTGTCACAAATTGTTCCAACAACTTTAACAAAATCGTTGGGTGATAAAGTTGTTGATGTGAGTATTATTCCTTACATGAGAGCAAAAACTATTCTGGTTACTGGAACTGGATTTAAACCCCTCACACCACTATTTTCATTCTTTGATAATGTTGATGTGTCGCAATATATTACTAACGTCAATCAATTTAAGTTTGCAAACAATAACCTACAGTTTCAAACAATTGTGGGTGATTCAGAACAAGTTACATTTAGAACTTCAGATACCAATGTTACATTAGGAACTGGTTTTATTATTCAAACATCTAACAACAATGGATTCATTGTTAATATTGATACTGTTGCTGGTGTTGGAACATGGGCTGGTTATTCAAATGTTCAAGTTGTTGGTGCTATAACTGGCACAGTGGCAAATTTATCTGGATGGCAGCACTTCAGTGGATTTGCTATTTCGGCAAATAGCACAGCAATGGTTTTGGATTATCATGCTGGTAGTGCAACAAATGCCACAAAAACTAATTATCAAAGTCAAACGGTTACAATTGGTAGTGGCACTGGTGCTGGTCAACAACGAACTATTTCTGACTACAATGCAACAACACGCACGTTGACAGTATCGTCACCGTGGACTACTGTTCCTGATGCAACTTCTAACTACACAATTGGAAGACCACAGACAACAGAAGAGGGTGCAATATCAGTTGTATTCAGTATTCCTGGAGATATATTCCGTGTTGGTGAAAAAAACTTCAGAATGATCGACGTTCAAACTGGATTGGTTGAATCATCAGTAACTAATGGTGATGCTACCTTCTTCTCACAAGGTGTTATACAAACAGTTCAGGAACAGTCTATTTCTGTATTCGTTCCATCTGTAGTTAGAAGCAGTGTTTCTGAAGAGAGAACCAGTGAGAGAAGTTCGATTAAACAGAACTCAAGCACTTCAACAAAACAAATCCAGACATATTACGATCCGTTGGCTCAAAACTTCTTAATAAGTTCTAACCAATATCCACAAGGTATGTTCTTGTCTAGTGTTCGTGTGTGTTTCCAAACAAAGGATGTTTCAGTTCCTGTCACAATGCAAATTAGACCAACGGTGAATGGATTCCCATCATCGGGAACAGTCTATCCGTTTGCTACTGTAACTTTGACACCTGATAAAGTAAATACAGTTGCATCAAATTCAAAACCTGATTTGGAAGATGCGACCAAATACACCGAGTTTGTATTTGATGCTCCAATCTTCTTACAACCTGGTGAACATTCAGTTGTATTTGTGTCTAATTCTAATTCATATTTTTTATATTGTGCTAAGAAAGATGAAAGGAATTTTATAGATAACAACAATATTAGTGCTCTTCCATATATTGGTTCATTGTTTGAATCGCAAAACGGTTCAACGTGGATTCCAACACCAGCAACTGCAATGTTGTTTAGTTTGCACAAAAAAGTATTTACGACTTCTACTGCTCTCGCACATTTTGAAGTAGATACATCATACCTTGCTGCCGATACTCCATATGACTTGGCACACTTCATGACTACTGATGTGGTTCTCGCAAACACTTCAGTCAATTATGAGTTTATATCACAGCAATTTACTGCTAATACCACTCACCCATTTCTACCTATAGTTCCATTTGTTGATTATCGTATGGTGGATGGATATGATCGTCGTGTTATAAACAAAACAACTGGTAATACTACTGTTAAGATTCGTGCTACGATGGCAACTCAAAGTAGAGATATATCACCAATGATTGATAAGACACGATTGAATTGGTTAATCGTTGAAAACAAAATCAACAATCTACCACTATCTAATTCGGGTGTGGTTCTTTCGAACGGTGGAACTGGATATGCCAATTCGGCCGATGTTGTCGTAACTATTTCTGGTGGTGGTGGTGTGGGTGCTGCGGCGGTTGCTACAGTTACAAGCAATGTAATCAGTGCAGTTCATATTACATCTCCTGGAACTGGATATACAACTTCACCAACAATCACAATTACTCCTGGTGATGGTGGTGGTTCGGGTGCAGTTGTGTCATTTAATGGTGAAGATAAGAGGTCAGGTGGTCCTTCTGCAATTCGTTACTTTACAAAACAAGTTACTTTGGCAGAGGGTTTTGATTCGGAAGACTTACGAGTTTATCTAACGGCTTATCTGCCTCCACTGTCTGGCATTCAAGTATACTACAAAGTTCTTTCAACTGGAGATTCAGAAACATTTGAAGACAAAAACTATGCTATGATGACACAACTGAATAATACTACATTTGTTTCGGCAAATGAAAGTGATTATCGTGAACTGACATTTGCTCCTGGTATCAACAATGTTGCCAACAATTATATTA